TTAAGGCTGTGTATATTGGACCTATTTTATACCATTGTTCTGAAGTATATATTTGTCCTGTAGTTTTGTCTATAAAATGACCTTTTGATTGATCTCCATCTATATCCGGAATAAAAATAAAAGGAATATCTTTTTCTACTTCCGGTTCAACAACACGTTCAATATGTTTTTGAATTTGAGCTGGAGTAGCTCCCATTTGTCGAATAATATAATCAGCGTAAAAACCTATAGGAACAGGATTCCATGCTTTTCCTCCGGGCCTATTAGAATTAAATCTTCCTATAAATTCTGCAAGCCATTCTAAAAAAGTCATTACTTCTTACTCCAAGAAGACATGCTTTTTATACCAAAACTAGCAGCTATCGCACCTCCTAAAAATGCTTTGTAATAATCGGGCATTGTTGATAACACATTAAATCCTTCCTGTACGTAAGGAACCATACTAGGTATAAAAGCTCCTATAAGTGGCAAGCTTAAAACTAAAGCAAACCATTCGTCCTTCCAAGAGTTCTTTGATGCTTCCGCTTGGGTAGTTTCCCAATCAGCGTCAGCTTGTATACGCCTCATTTTAGAATCATGTACAGCCTGTTTTTCAGCAGCTTTATTCTTTAGGAAAGTTCCTGCTAATTCACTAATTGGGCCTATTAACATTTTTAACATGATTATGCTTTAAGGTCTACGCTTGAATTTTGAGAAGTATAATTTTGTAGTCTAACTTTTCCGTCTGCAAATTCGTAATAAACAGTTCTAAACACTGTTTGGAGTCTATGTTGTTCGCCATGCTTTCTGTCATGCTTAACGACTTCCAATGTGTTGTGTTTAGCCCATGTGTTTGTGGGCACTGTTGAATTAATTGGATCTATCATATAAAAAAGGGACTACTAGCGTTATTACTAGTAGCCCCTGTTTCTATTAGCTGGCAGGTACAACCAAAGTCAAACCTGAAGCTGGTCTGAGTACCGCTACACCGTAGAGGGTGTCAGAGGTAAACAGGTTAGCCAACCATTCCTGCTTGTACTGAGTCTGTGATCTAACACCGACTTGCTCCGCAAGAACCATTGCATCTCTGTGGAACAACAAGGCTCCAAGAGAGTCCACTGAGCTAGCTGAGTTATCACCAGCAGCTTCAACAGTAGGACAGTTGGTGCTAACGTAAACGTCAATACCGTAAAGCTGTCCAATCTTACCGTTAACAACCGTAGAGTTATTAACGAAGTCAGAACTAACGTATCGTGAGATACCCATAATAGTGTTTCTCAACACTGGAGGAATAACAAAAGCTCTGTTATCCATAGGTACGTCTTGATCGTCTAGCTTCTGGATAATGCCACGGAAAGCGTCGTCTTCAAATACGTCCGCAGAAACAACAGTGTCCGCTGTGTAAGTTGAAAGACCGTTTGAGGCATCGTTAAAGAAAGTACCAGCATTGTTTAGATACGTAGTACTTGTAGTACCGGAAGTACCAAGGCCAGTAGCCAAACCATGTAGATCAGAGTCTACTTGCTTTGCTAGGGCGTAACCAGCGTCTTCCGTGTAGAATTGACGTAGGGAGGACAGAGCCTGTACGTCAGTGATGTCTTCAATAAGACGTGAGTATTCATAATGCTTGTTGATTGAAACCTGAACTTCGGATTCACTTGCATTTTGAACGGTTACTGCGGTGTTCTCTGCTTTCGCGTGAGCGTCACCACGGACAGGCTTAGGCACATGGATTGTGTCGCCTTTCTTACCTGTCATAGACATTTTTTTAACCAGAGGAGCAAGAACTAGGTTCTTCTGATATGCAGCGATAATTTCATCACTCCATATTTCTGGTATAAAGGTTGCTGCGCTGGTGTTGTCTACAAAACCACCAGTGGCAGGATATGTTGAATCAGTCATTGTTAGTACCTCCTAAGTACTATTATCTGACCCTCTTTTCTTCATACGCCTTTAATATCTCCTGCGACAAAGACGCATAACGATCAGGGTCGTTTTTCATAAGTCTAATAATGTCTTGTCGTCTGTAAATTTTCTTTGGGGAAGCTTCGGAAGAACCTCTGGCAGAGCCTGTACTAGCACTCTTAATTGCCTGTTTTCTGTCCTGCTTCTCTGCCACAGCAGTCTGAGTAACCGCTTCCTGACGTTCTTTGTACAAAGTAAAAAGCTCATCAGCAGCTTCATGGTTATACTCTTTGTCCGCTGAGACAAACAATTGAGTCCTAA